CATCAATAAGTCTTTACGTGCTTGGAACTGTTAAATGGACTACCATGTTCTTTGGTCAGCAGCTTTATCCGTCATTCTTGGCGTGTCGGGGTTTGTCCTGCGCGAGAAGTTTGCTGAACTTAAAGAAGTAGCTTTAGAGCTACGGCGCGTTGAGCGTTTACTCAACATTACACGAGAGGAAAACCATCGTGATTTCATTACTAAAGCAGAAGTGCAGCGCATTACTGACCACATTGACCAACGCTTTAACAGGCTTGAAGAAAAGATTGACCAACTTATTCGGCAAAAAGGATAATGATGCCGAGCACAAGTAAGAAGCAACACAATTTCATGGCTGCGGTGGCCAACAATCCATCGTTTGCTAAGAAAGTAGGCGTCCCACAATCCGTGGGCAAAGATTTCAACGATGCCGATAAAGGCAAAACTTTTAAACAAGGTGGCAATATGAAAAAGATGAATATGGGTGGATACGCAGACGGCGGCATGCCTATGGTCAACAAAGGTGGCAAAATGGTTCCTAGCTTTGCTGCTGATGGTGTTGGCAAAATGAAAAAAGGCGGCATGACCAAGAAAATGGCTGGTGGCGGTATGGCTGCATCCGCAATGGGCAAAGTTAAAACTGCTGCTCCTAGCAAAGACGGTATGGCCATGAAAGGCAAGACCAAGGGTACGCAAGTCAAGATGGCCGGTTCTGGTGTCCCTGGTGGCATCGGTTCACGTGTAATGAAAAAGGGCGGCAAAACTTGCTAAGGAAGTATCATGGCTACTACATGGCGGGCTAAAACCCCAATTGGTGAAGATGCCGCGCAAAAGGCATACAAAAAAAATTGGGCAAATATGTCGCAATCTAAGCAAGAGACTATGGATAAAATTACTGCTGCTAGAGACGAAGCCGATAATGAAGTCAAGCGTGAGTCTCGTGGCATCCCAAAACCCGCTAACTTTGATGCGATGCAAGAATCTATTCAAGACGCCAAAGATGCCAAAGATCGTAAAAAGATCAGTGACATGGGTTACGCTAAAGGCGGTATGACAGCTTCAAAACGTGCTGACGGCTGTGCTCAACGTGGAAAAACTCGTGGAAAGATGGTGTAACTATGGGAATCGAAATAGGTGATGTATCCCCTTTAGCGGGAATGATTTCGGGCAAAGGTTTGATGGGCGAACTGGCGGCAAAAGGTGCTATGGGTTTGTTGCCCCGAGCTATTGCCAAAGATGCGTACGCTGATGAAGAAGAGAAGCGTAAGAAAGCTGCCGGTGCGTCGTCTGCTCCAGCTACTGCGACCATGAAAAAGGGCGGTAAAGTTAGTTCTGCCTCAAAACGCGCCGATGGTATTGCCACAAAAGGTAAAACTCGCGGCACTATGATCACCATGAAAACGGGCGGATACGCCTGCTAAGGAGCCATCATGGCAAAACATAAAGTCAAACGCTTTGTTACTGGTAGTGAAGGTGAGACTGTAGGCGAAGCGGTAGGCGACAGCAATGAAGGCATGAAAGAAGCGCGTGAAGCGCGTGATGCGTATGATGAAATGCAACAACGCGCCAAGGAAGAAGGGGCAAAAATTTCTGAGGGTGAGCGTATATCTAACATGCCCGCCTCTGCCAAACCTGTCGCACCTGTTAAAGCTGAGAAAGCTAAAGTAGTTACCAAAGCAGAGCTAGAGAAATCTGGCATGAGCTTGCGTGATTACCTGAACAAGCAGCAAGGGTTAACGCGCAGAGAGTCTGCCAAACCCGCCATGTCTGATGCAGCAGCATTGGAAAAGAAACGAACACCACGTTATACGCCTCCTGGTTCAGCTCCTAAGCAGTCCATGGGACGCCAGCGTCAACCCTTTATGCCTGGAGATGTAGATAACAGCTTCCCTGGTGCTAAGTTTAAAGATGGCGGTAAGGTGCGTTCTGCTTCTGCCCGTGCTGATGGAATTGCCATTCGCGGAAAGACAAGAGCTTAACTATGGTGGCAACTGTAAAACCAAAAGGTAAGGTAGTTCAGTCTTTAAAAAAGGCTGGGTTTTATGGTGCCAGTGAGCCAAAACGTCTGGCTATTATTAACAAAGTTACAACCAAACCTGAGCGGATTAAGATGGTTGATAAATTGTTTTTAGCCAAAAAAACTAAAGGTGGTAGCAAATGATGGCATCCCGTGGTATGGGCGCAATTCGCCCGTCTAAAATGCCCGGCGCTAAGACAAAAGCGCGGCGGGATGACACTGACTTCACGCAATATGCCGAAGGCGGCAAGGTAAAGTCTAAGGTGAATGAGTCTGGTAACTACACTAAGCCTGAGTTACGTAAAAGAATTTTTAACAGCGTTAAAGCCGCCGCAGTACAAGGTACAGGCGCAGGCCAGTGGTCGGCTCGTAAGGCTCAGTTAATGGCTAAACGTTACAAAGCCGCAGGTGGTGGATATAAATGAAAGCGCCGCAGCAATCCCTCAAAGACTGGGGCGACCAGAAATGGCGAACCAAGAGTGGAAAGCCGTCAAGTAAAACGGGTGAACGATATTTACCAGAGAAGGCTATTAAGTCTTTGTCTCCGCAAGAATATGCGGCTACGACCAAAGCCAAGCGTGCTGGCAAGGCATCTGGCAAACAGTTTGTAGCTCAACCAAAAGCAATAGCAAAGAAAACGGCAGGGTTTAGATAAATGAGCACTTCGGGCCTTTCCATATTCAACCTTGATTTGAATGACATTATTGAGGAAGCCTTTGAGCGTTGCGGCTTAGAGCTACGCACGGGCTATGACTTCCGTACTGCACGCCGTAGTATGAATTTATTAAGTATGGAATGGGCTAATCGAGGCATTAACCTATGGACAGTAGAGCAAGGGTTAATACCTATGGTCACTGGTCAAGCCATGTATCCGTTGCCCATAGAGACAGTTGACCTTATGGACATGGTGATCCGTCAGAACAACGGCACTACCAACCAGATTGATATCAACATCAGCCGGATTGCAGAGCCGACTTACATGAGCATTCCTACAAAGCTCGCACAAGGCCGCCCTATCCAGGTGTATATCAACCGTCAGTCTGGCATGGAAAACCTCTCTACGGCCACGGTAGCGGCCACGGTGAGTGCAACTGACACGACGATCACGTTAACGTCTACCGCGAAGTTGGCTTCTGCTGGATTTGTCAAGATTGGCACAGAGACAATTAGCTATCCAAACATCAGTGGCAACCAGCTCATTAACTGTGCTCGTGGCCAGAACAATACGACGGCAGCCGCTCATGCAATTAGTGCTACGGTAACTGTGCAAAACCTGCCTTGCATCAATGTATGGCCAACGCCTAATGCGCCAGGCGATCAATACACGTTTGTGTATTACAGACTGCGCCGTATGCAGGATGCTGGAAACGGTGTTAATGAGCAAGATATTCCATTCCGTATGTTGCCTGCTTTGATTGCTGGGCTGGCTTTTCAAATATCTGTTAAAAAAGCGCCCGAACGTGCGATGGCTTTGAAGGCTGAATATGAAGAGCAGTGGCTAATGGCATCTACAGAGGATCGTGATAAAGCGCCTTTGCGTCTGGTTCCACGTAACAATTTCTATTACAGGTAAGTAATGGCCAACCAATTTGCATCAGGTAAGTATGCAATTGCCGAGTGTGATCGGTGTTCGCAACGCTATAAGCTCAAAGAGCTGCGCACGCAAATTGTAAAAACTAAGCCGTTTCAGATTAAAGTTTGCCCAGAGTGCTGGGATCCAGATCAACCGCAATTGCTGTTGGGTATGTATCCCGTTAATGATCCTCAAGCTGTACGTGATCCCCGTCCTGATGTGAGCTACCAAGTCTCTGGTCAAAGTGGCTTGCAAATTTTGTTGACAAACAGTACAGCGCAAGAGGGCTTTGGATATCCAGAGCAGGGCAGTCGAGTCTTTCAATGGGGGTACAACCCTGTTGGTGGAGCAAGTGGATTTGATACACTTTTAACGCCAAATAACTTGGTATTAGCGGTAGAACTTGGTACAGTTACGGTTACAACGACATAAGGAGTCGAT